CTTGCCGGAGCCGGTAACGCTACGCTGAACGGCGCTCTGGCTTCGGGCGGCACCGTCACCCTCGATGTTCCCCGGAACGTCATTGTCGACGCTGCTGGCGCTGCTACGGCTGTGCTGACCATCACAGGCACTGATACCTATGGCATCCCGATGTCAGAAGCGATCACCCTGAACGGTGCGACTGCTGTTTCCGGCGCAAAGGCTTTTAAGACGATCACCAGTATCGCGGCTTCGGCTGCCGCCACCGATTTCTTCGTGGGCACCGGTGATGTCTTCGGTCTTCCGATCCGCGCAAACACCCGCAACTTCGTGCTGACCGCATGGAATGGCGCGTTTGTGACGACCGGCACATTCGTGGCGGCTGTTACGACTAGCCCGGCTACGACGACCACTGGCGATGTTCGCGGCACCTATTCGGTTCCGGACGCGTCTGATGGTACGAAGCGCTTGACACTCTGGGTGTTTGTCCTTGACGACGATACTCAGACTGGCCTTTACGGCGTTACTCAAGCCTAATGATTGGGGCGGCCTTCGGGTCGCCCTAGTTACATGGAGATTGTAATGCGGGCGAAGAAGGACTTTCAGCTCAAGGCACAGCATAAGAACCCGAAGGGCGGCCTCAATGAAGCTGGCCGGAAGGCGTATAATGCAGCCACTGGTTCAAACCTTAAACGCCCTCAGCCGGAAGGTGGCTCGCGTCGCGATAGCTACTGCGCTCGCTCTGCTGGGCAGATGAAGATGTTTCCGAAGGCTGCTAAAGATCCTAACTCTCGGCTGCGGCTCGCCCGCAAAGCGTGGAACTGCTGACATGCGTGGCAAGAAAAACTTCATCGCCGAAGCCATTAAAAAGCCCGGCGCACTCCGCAAACAACTCGGGGCAAAGGCTGGCATGCCGATCCCTGCAGGTAAGCTGGAGGCAGCCGCTAAGGCGCCCGGCAAAATGGGCCAGCGTGCTCGCTTTGCTATGACACTTAAAGGAATGAAATAATGGCTGATGCAGTAACCTCTCAGACGTTGGTCGATAATCAGACAACCGCTGTTATGCTGTTCACAAACATTTCAGATGCTACGGGCGAATCGCTCGTGACCAAGGTTAACGTCGCTAACCTCGCAGCCAACGCTCTTGGCCAAGCCTGCACGGGCGTGAGTGTTCAAAAAATTCACACGGCATGTCACGGGATGGAGTTTCGTCTTTTCTGGGGTGCGACCAGTAACGTGTTTTTCTTTGGATCGGCCCAGAATAATCAAGCAACATTCGACTTGTCAAATTTCGGCGGTCTTCGCAACAACGCTGGCGCTGGGAAAACCGGGAATATTTTGCTAAGTACTGCTGACGCAACTTCTGGCGATACTTACACGCTCATCCTTGAGATGACGAAATATTATAACTAATAGGAGTTTATTATGATCCTTCGTCGATACACAAACGCAAATGGCGACCAGCAAGAAATCTCACTTTCTCAGGAAGATTGGGAAAAGGTAACTGAAGAGTCGCTGGAAATGCTGCTTGGCTTTAAGAAGGCTGCTAAGCCTGTAGTCGAGCCTGTGGCTGAGGTCGTAGCTGAAGAAGCGCCTGCCGCTGAGAAGGCTGCAGCTAAGAGCAAGAAGTAATGCGCGGCCGCAAAGAGTCGCGCGTGAATGAAGCCGGGAACTATACGAAACCGGGCATGCGCAAAAAAATGTTTGAAAGTATCAAGGCTCGTGCGATTCAAGGCACCGGGGCAGGGCAATGGAGCGCGCGCAAAGCACAGCTTTTAGCCAAGAACTACAAGGCCAAAGGCGGCGGCTATGCCGATTAGAAAGCCCCAGCAGTCCCTCAAAGACTGGGGCGATCAGAAGTGGACGACAAAGTCCGGCAAGCCGTCGAGCAAGACCGGCGAGCGGTACCTACCTGCGGCGGCGATTAAGTCGCTGACTCCAAGCGAATATGCTGCTACGACTAAGGCCAAGCGCGAAGGCAAAAAGGCGGGTAAGCAGTTTGTCGCCCAGCCGAAGGCCATCGCTAAAAAGGCGGCGAGGTTCCGATGACCACTTCGGGCACATATAATTTCGGTACGACCGAACAGATTGATATCATCACGGAAGCCTACGAGCGCGTAGGGCGGAATCCTTCTTCGCTGGCTTCAAACGATATTGACAGCGCCCGTCGCTCGATCAACTACATGTTCTCCGACTGGGCGAACAACGGCCCGAACCTTTGGGCCGTGGATCTTGTGTCGATTGTGCTGACCCCGGGCACGCTTTTTTACGATTTACAGCCACGCACGGTATCACTCCTGCAGGTCTACACGCGCACCACATCCGGCGGTATTAACACCGACCTGATGATGTCGCCAATCAGTCGGGCCGAGTACGACGCCATCCCGAACAAGTCGCAGTTAGGTCAGCGCCCGTTCCAGTATTATTTTGAGCGCACGATCACGCCACGCATCTACATCTGGCAGGCGCCGGTAGCCGCAGGCGTTACGCTCTTCTATCACCGCATGAAGGTGCAGGAGGACGCTGGCGCGTTCACGGATAGCATGGATGCTCCGAACCGCTGGATGGAAGCCATCGCCGCCGGGCTGGCCGCGAAGCTGTCCGTAAAGTTTGCGCCTGACCGCCTACAGTTCCTTCAGGGCCTTGCCGATGGCGCCTATGAACGTGCCGCCGCTGAAGACCGTGAAAGGGTGCCACTCCGCATCACCATTGATCCGACCGGGGGCTACTGATGCAGTACGCATATGGACAGGGGAAAAAGCATCGGACCGGACCCGAGTTCGATGCGAAGGATCCAAAAGCAATCGCAATCTGCGATGGCTGCGGTTTCCTTGTGCAGCACACCCACCTCCGGGAGAAGAAGGACTATCGCGGTGGCTCCACCCCGGTTGGGCTGAAGATCTACGTCTGCGCTTCCTGCGACGACGTTCCTCAGCCTTATTTTAGCCGGCTGCTCCTGCGACCTGACCCTGTGCCGGTAAGGAACCCCCGTCCGGATTCACAAGATGTGCAGACGGACGCTCAGGAAGTCGCTGCTAACGCTTTCTCGCTTTACCTCAATCAGTTATATGGACTGGCATAATGGCTGACATCAAGATTACTGGCCTTACAGCGGCCACAACCCCACTCGCGGGCACCGAACTGCTGGAGATCGTTCAAGCCACCTTTAGCCGTCAGGTGGCGGCTTCTGACATCGCGGCGACGGCAACGAACGTCCGCACGGTCGCAACTGGCGGCACCGGCGCTGCGACACTCACAGGGTACGTCAAGGGCAACGGTACCTCCGCGTTTACAGCAGCGGCGACTGTGCCATACGCCGATCTGGCAGGGCGCGCGTTTGCTCAGCCGTCTAGCTCTGCGGATCAGACTGGGAACGTGTTAGCGGGAACCGCTGTGACGTTTAACACCGACCTAACCGGAACTGGCATTAGTGTCGTTGCCAGCACACAGATTACGTTAGCAGCCGCTGGTACGTACATGCTGGCGCCGGCAATCCAGTTTGTGAACTCGGCAGCTGCCGATTCCAACGTCACTGTATGGTTCCGTAAAAACGGCACCAATATTGCAAACTCGGCAAGGATTCTCACGGTTCCAAAAACCGGTGACGGTGGATCTGCCGTTTTCAGCTTAAACTTTTTTGATACTGTCACAGCAGGGCAATACATTGAAATTATGTGGCTGCCGGCAAGCGTCACTGTAACGGTTGAAGCTTTTGTTGTCGGGGCCATCGCTCCGGCAGTTCCGTCGATCTTCTGCCCTGTGATGCGAATCGCCTAATGATCGAGGAGCTTATCTCACGCGTTTTCTATGCACGCAATCTGGCGCACTTTGAGCATTGGCGCGCCAAGGGTGAGGGCAGTTATGCCAAGCACATAGCTCTGGGCGAATTCTATGACGGCGTGATCGACAGCATCGATCCGCTGGTCGAGGCGTATCAGGGTGCGTTTGATCTCATTAAAGCCATCCCAGTTCCCGAGCAGACGATGAGCGATAGCCTGAAATGCCTAGAGGCTGACGCTAAGTGGATTGAGGAGCATCACGAAGAGATCTGCAAAGGCAACCGCGCCGTTGGGAACCGGATTGACAACGTGACCGGTGTCTACCTCGACGCCATCTATAAGCTGCGGTATCTTAGGTAGCGGAATTATTTATGGCTGAAATTGACCAGACTGAGGCCCGGCTAAACACCCATGAGGAGGTGTGTGCAATTCGCTATGACGGCCTGTGCGCCCGTCTTAAACGCCTTGAAAACATCGGCGTTGGTGCGGCGGGCACGATCATCATGCTGCTACTCACTATCGTGCTCAAGATTAGCTAACCACCGCAGTCTGTCTGAAAGGCTGCTTCACAAGGTGATTTATGGCAGTCAATCAGTATGACATTGACCCAGAACAAGACGCCAAAATAGCGGATGCTGCGGTCGAGCATGGCAGCCAGAACATGGCCGCCCTTGCCTTGGGGATGAGCCGGGCGGCTGTGCAGAACGCCTGCCGCCGTCATGCGGCGCGGGCAGCCGCCATACTATCGCTCGACAGACCCAAGGCAGACCCGCTGCCGCCGTCTGATCTGCCGTTCGCAGAGCGGCTGGCGTTGATGAAGAAGCGCAACGCCTTGCGGATTGCGCACGCGCAGGCGCAAGCATGGCAGACCGTGCGGATACCAATCAAAGGGCCGTATGGTATCTGTTGGTTTGGGGATCCACACCTCGACGATCCGTACTGCGATCTGATTGGTTTTGAGCGTGACGCCACAACCTGCGCGGAAACCGAAGGGCTGTATGGCGCAAACGGCGGGGACTCAATTAACAACTGGGTCGGCAAGTTGGAGCGATTGTATGGCGAACAGTCCGCCACGGTATCAGAAGGCTGGGAACTGGTCGAGTGGGCGCTGAAGGACTTGGGCGTTGATTGGCTGCTGTGGATTCTGGGCAACCATGACACATGGAACTACGGCAAACGCATCTTCGACGGCATGAACACCGAACGCATCCTGATGCGCGATTGGGACGCCAAGCTACAATTAATCTCACCATGCGGCGGCGTCACCCGTGTCTGGGCGCGGCACGACTTCAAAGGCCATTCGATGTACAATGAACTGCACGGCCTGAAGCGGGCGGCAATGATTGACGAACATGCCGACATCTACGCAGCGTTTCACAGGCATACTTTTGGCACCGGTCAAGGCGAGTTTGCTGGCGGGCGGCGGTACACGCTGGTGCGCGCCAAGGGTTACAAAGAGTCCGACGACTACGCGCTGAAAGGTCAGCTTGCAGAACAGCGCAGCGGACAGTCAGTGGTCACGGCCATCACGCCGCGCAACGGCGCTGCCCCGGCGGTCAGCGTGTTCGAGGACGTGCAAGAAGGCGCGGCCTTCCTGACGTACAAGCGCAGAAAGGCTGGTCTATGATCGACCTCTTGTGGTATTATACCTTCCGGTACGGAAAACGCATGGGCGCTACGCAATGAGCATTACTCTCGGTCCCCGGTCTATCTCGCGCCTTACGGACGTGCATCCAGATCTAGTCCGCGTCGTCCACCGCACCGCCGTTATGTCCAGTCTGGATTTTGCTGTGCTGGAAGGGTGGCGCAACTTGGATCGTCAGAAGCAACTGCTGGCACAAAAAGCCACCAGAACGCTTAATTCTCGGCACCTGACCGGGCATGCTGTTGATCTGGCGCCAATGATAAGTGGCAGTGTGGCTTGGGACTGGCCACTTTATCACCGGCTGGCTAAGGTGGTGAAGGCCGCTGCAGCGCATGAAAACGTCCCCATCACTTGGGGCGGTGACTGGCGAAATTTCAAAGACGGACCACATTGGGAATTACCGTGGAAGCAATACCCATTAGGAGAGTGATATGAATATCGTAACCTTCATCCTGACGCGGCTCAAGGAGCCATCAACCTACGCTGGTCTGTCGGGCCTTGCGCTGGCCTTTGGTATCTCCAGCGACCTGTACACCGCTGCATCGTCAGCTATTGCCGCTGTTGCTGGCTTGGTTGCCGTTGTTTTGGCAGAGAAGCCTAGCGCGTGATTAAACTCGTGACGCTCCTGCTGTCGCTACTTGACCGCCTGTTTACTCACAGGAGGGACGTGAAGTTGCAGACACAGGGGCGTCAGGAAGCGGTTAAGGAAATGGACGATGTCATCAAACACCAAATTGAGCTTGGTGAGGCGGCTGTCGCTGTGCCTGACCCTGTCCGCGATGAGCGGCTGCGCGACCGTTTCGACCGTTCCCGTCAATAGCTACTGCGCGATTGCCCGGCCACTTGGCTATGACGCCACTAAAGATACGGCTGA